TTGTTTTCATTTATTCCTCTCAAGCACTCGTATAGACAAAAATAGTTCCACCATCAAAATCGCCACCTGAAGTCGTTAAACTTACGGAACTTATAGTGCTGGCTGAATTGTAATAACCGCCGCCATTAAAGGTTCTTGGTATTTGTTGTGTGTCCTGTGCCCCACCTGAGAAATGGAATGCTTTGACACCTGCTGCGTTAGCACCTGACATTAAAAGATAACCGCTCGCAATAGATGAATTGCTATAACCTTGACCAGCCATATCAACGCCAGTTTTTGCTCCATCGTAAGTCTCCATACTTTGGACAGAATAAGAAGTACTCATAGCCAATAACCAACCATAAACATAATAGTTTGAACCTGTGTCAGTATTAAAACGAAATCTAACTTGGTCAGCGTTAGTGTTATTTATGCTTGCATCTTGGACAAGAATCAATATTTTATCTTTTCCGCTTATGCCTGAAACAGTTATTGTCGCTGCTCCTGTTAATGTAGTCCCACCAGAATTGAGCAAAGACCAGTTAGCACCACCAGCAGCAGGCGCAGCCCAGCTTGGAACGCCAGCTGCAACTGTCAAAATTTGACCATTCGTTCCAATAGGCAATGCAGTATTTACATTGGCAGTTGCTGATCTATAAGCAATTGCGCCAGTAGTAGTTTCTGGGTTTAAATTCTTTGTTGTTGTATCAATTGATGATCCAAGTGTGCGGATAGCGGCTGCGCCGTCTTTGACCAAATCTGTGTCATCAGGCGTAGTCCAAGAGTAATTAGTTGTCGTTGCCATTTATTCTCCTTAGGCTACAATTGTAGCGTTATACCATTCCAAAATTGGACTAATTGAATTCCAAGTTTCGCCAACCGGCACTGAGTTCCATCTAAACGCCTGGAGGCTAAATGCAATTGGTGAAAGCGTTAATTCTAGACTAAGGCCGCTAACTGTGGCTCTCCAGGTCCAGCCCTCAACAAAACCTTGATATTCGCCTAATGTCATATTTGATGGCAAATTTTGGATGTTTAAAGGTTGGCCCATAAATACTTCCAAAAGGGCATCGCGGTCGCCATTATCAATTTCGGGGTTTTGTAGGGGATAAGTAATGCTTGGCATCTCATATTGTGGGAAGGCTCTGATTTCCAAATAAAAATCCGCTTGATCTTGAGCATCACTCAAGTTTTGCAAATGCGTTGTGACTACCCAAGCGAGTTCGCCATAAAGCGCAACAGATGCGGCATCCTCTTGTTCATAAGATTGATTTCCGCTTGCGCCATAAATAATTGACAAACTGTTTCTAACATCTCCAGCGCGTTTCAAAATGGTCATTCCAGAGCCAAAAGCCTGCCTTGCATCTAAATCAACATATCCATTGGCGGCTAGATATTGTGCGCGGTGCGTTGAATCTGCATAACCAATCCGACCTTGCGAATCTTCATAAAAATAACCTAGACCGGAATTAGCGATTTGAGTTGCCAGTGAATAAACCGATTGATCTAGATTGTTTAATGCGGCAAGTGAATAATCTCCAGGCGTATCAATTTCCCCAAGACCTGTGTTTTCTGCATCTTGCCATTGTGTAGCCGGTTCGTAATTATCCCAGGTAAGAGAGCCTGGCACTTCATTCCAAGATGCTAAAAGCACTCCTTCAAGCACTTCAAGCATCTGCTCACCATCATTGTTTGCGCCTAGATTGCCAACAAAGTTAGACCTTGCCAAACGCGCAATTGCTCCCAGTGCAACAATGCGAACTTCTTGCCTGGCTTGAATTGTGCCGGAGTTTGTGACAACAACGGCAATATCAGAAAGAAACCCACCGAATAAATTGACATAAGTATTGTCCGACTTTTTGACCTCAATAGTCACCGAATCATTTATTTCATAAGGCACTGATTGAGATGGATCAGTGATAAGACTAACATTGCAATAAGATGCGGAAGGTTGCTCATAAATTGTTTGCCGACCTGAAGTGATAGTTAAATTGACAAGGGTTATCGCGGTGACTGTTGTGCCATTGATTTTAACTCGCCAATTAGGTGTAAAGACTGTCATTGAATTAGGGCGAAGCCTCCACCGCCTCCACCGCGTTGTTGGGTGTTTTGAATGGCTAGTTGCACTGCCCTAGTAAATCCAGTTTCATCAATAACCGATGGCGCATTTACATTGATAACAATTGGTCGGTCTTGTTCTTCGCCGGCTCTTGCTGCTGCAACATCAAAACTGCTTGGAATTGCGTTGCCGCTAGGTCTAAGAATTGTAGGAGCGGAGGCAACGGAAGGTGCGTTTGTTGTTCTAGTTGTTCCGCTTGCGCTTGCGCTTTCTGTAATTTGAGGCGTTCCGGCAGGTTTAGGGATAGTAGTTCCTGAGGTGAAACCACTAGGCAAACTTGCACTTGGAACTGTGTTGCTGCCTGTTGCCCCAATGCTGGCTGATACCCCACTGGTATCACTGCGCCTTGCAATTGCATTTGCGGCTGCTAACACCGCAGCAGCCCCGGCAGTTGCGCCAACGCCAAGCAATGGATTGAGCGCAAATGCGCTTGCAATACCAGCAACAATTGCTGATGCCTTTAATGCGTTGTAAGCCTTGATTAAAGTGTTGATTAGTGCAATCGTTGCAACAACTGCTGCTTGAATTTTGCTAACGACAAAGATTGTTGTTAAGACTGCCGCAGTTGCAATAGCAACTTCTTTTAAATCAACTAATACATCAAACACCTTGCGCGCCCTTATACCAAATTGCTCAGCGCTTTTTTGCGATTCTGTTAATCCTTCTTTTAAACCGCTCTTGCCAGTTAATCCATCAATAAATGATGAAAGGGCAGGAACCAAAACATTTTTTGTGAAGTCGGCTAGTTGCTGAATCACTGGCAATAAAGCCTCGCCAAGTTGTGCTTGCGCATCTTCAACAGATGCCGCAATTTGTCTTTGTGAGTTTGCTAAGCCATCGGATGTCCTAGCAAAATCGCCTTGAGCAAGATTTGTTTGTTCTAAGATTACCTTTTGAGCGGCCAAAACTTTTTGTTGCGCGGTAAGTGCCCCGGTGCCGGAATAAATGCCCAACTCAAGAGCAGCCGCTTTTAGAGTTGCATCATTAAGCAAAACACCATAACGCCTAAGAGGTTCGGCTTCTCCGCGTAGAGCAGCGCCAATAGCGTTGATTGCATCTTCCGGGGTTGTGTTATTGAAAGAAGCAAGATCAGATGCAAGAGCAACAAAATCAACAGAAAAATCAACTAAAGCCGCACCAGACAAACCGGCTGCTTTTCCAAAAATAGCAAAGTTTGCAGCAGCATCCAAAGCCTGTTGTTTAGATTGGCCCAGATTAGTTGCAGCAGTTGCGGCAAACTTGTCAATCTCTTTTGCGCTCTCGCCAAAAATAACGCCAATTTTTGCAACTGTTTCTTCCATATCGGAAGCAGCGCCGATTGCATCTTTTGTAAATTTAACAGCCATTGCAGTAGCAGCCGCGCCCATTGCAGCAAAAGCCAAACCAACCTTGCGATTGATGTTGTCTATTTTGTCGCCAAATGTTTGGCTTTCTTTTTGGCCTTTGTTTAGGCCATCAACAAGATTCTTTGTGTCTGCTAAAAGACTAAGTTTGAGGGTTCTATCTCCAGCCATTATTTACCCCAAATCTTTAAAATGTCGGAAAACTTCTCTTCCCATTTTCTCACTAATTCAGGCTGAAGTCTGCGAAGGGTCGGGAATATGAACCAACCGCGCCCACCTCTACCAAATCGACCTGAATAAGTAGGAAACTGTTTAAACCTTTTTGATCCAAATTCAAACCCAGGCCAAAGTTGCCTTGTTGTGCCACCACCCGAGAAACGCTGGCGCGCAAATCCGTATGACACTTGACCGACCTTTGAGGTCTTCGATACTGAAACGCCATCAACGATTCTGCGGACTGCGGTTGGATTGATGTAGCGCGAATAGCCTGCGCTTTTGACTTTACCAGCAACAAATTCAGACAACTCAAAACCACTTTGAGCAGCAACCTTTGTCGCCTCGGCATCCATTGCCTTGAACGCTTTGATGAGTTGGGCAAGTTCCCGGCGATCATAAACCAACCC